TTGCAATGTATTACACCTAAAACCAACCTTTCCTTGTAGGGTGTCGTTTATCGTGTAAGGATAAACACCAAAGTCTGTTGTTATAACTGGTGTACCTGAGAGCATGGCTTCTACATGAACTCCGCCAAAACACTCTATGTACTCCGTTGGGGCAAATAGAGCCTTAGCGTGAGACATTAGTTTCTTTCGTTTGTTGACATCTGCATAACCCACATATTCCCAATTAGAATCGTGGAGAATGGTATATTCCTGTGGGTCGTTATCTCTAAGTGAACCATCTGGTTGAACAAAAGCTCCTTGTCCTGCAAAGATTAGTTTGTCTCCCGTAGCCTTAGTTGCTTCGTAGGCTATTAACACACCCTTACGTTTTATCATCCTACCAACAAAGAGAAAGTAATCTTCTTTTTTATCTGAAAACTCAATATCCCCTGGGTCAAAGTAATTAGGTATTACCCTGTCATAGAACGAACCATTTACAGAGGCATAAGGATGGTCAGAACCATAAGTGAAGTTCTGGATATATGGACTTTCAAAACACCTAAACATCTCCTGGCAACTACCACGATATCCGATACCAGACTCGCATTTCAGAAATAATCCAGTTCCATCAGCCACAGGTTTGTGATAACTACCCTGGGTACAAAGTAAGAAGTCATCAGGTTTCTTAATCTCATTTATCTTGGCAATGGCATTGGCATAGAATTTTAGAGTTGATGGTTTTCTCTCAGAGTTTAGGTCATGTCTAAAGTCTTGTGATTTCCAATCATACCCCAATTCAAAGAGATTATTTCCATCACCATAGTCACGAGCAATATCTTCTACTGTATGTGTTTCTACAAAGTGGAAGTTAGGGGAACTAACATAATCTTCTAGCGGTGCTTCATCTTTAGATCTGGCTCCGTAAAGATAAACAGTGTGTCCTAGGTCACAAAGCATTTTGGTTAGCTTACAGTTCTTCTGGGTGAAAGCACAGCTCATGTATTTCTTAGCCGTAGGAAGATGAACAAGTCCTAATAGATGAAAGGTATATTTATTCATAATACTTTCCTTTAAACACACCATAGTAACAACGACCTCTACAGCCACTTTCATTTATTTCTTCTACCTTACCAACTCCACCCAACCACTTATTTAATTTATCTTCTTTTAGTTCCTGTGGGTGTCCTTCTGTTGGGGGCATATCTATCCATTCAAAAATACGAAGAACCTTACAACAGTTTAAAGCGTTCTTGATTATCTTCTCTGGGTCTATGGTGTGTTGAAGGCAGTTCATTATCCAAACTTCGTCATAAGTCTTATCGGTAACAAAATCTTCGGCTGGTTTCTTAATAAACTCAATTCCGCACTCTGTGTAACGATTAAACACCCAATTAGGATAATTACACGGGTCAACAACAGTACCTTTAACATTCTTACCTTTAAGTAGAGGGGAGACAGGTCCACCACCGATATCACACACAGATATCCCCTTCATGTCATAAACTGGAAAATGTCCATAATCCCATTCAGGAACTAGACCCATTTTCCGTAAATAAACCTGCTGTTTTTGTTCCTCTTGAAAAGTATTACCACAATCTGACCACCAATCCGCTTCAAACTCTTGATCTTGTTTCCATGACATTGACCAATTATACCCTATTTGTTTATTCTTTTATTATTTAGTCTATTTCGTAACTGGTTTCGCACCAGATATATCTTCCAGCTCCCTGAGTCCAAATAGTTGCATACTGTCCCATCTGAATAGGGTCTGCCCCAACATAATAACCAGCCGCATAGTTTGAACCGTCATACAAAAGAAGAACATAACCTCTGGTGTTAGAATCAAATTTTGTCGATTTTATTGGTAATGTGGCCGTCAACATTGTTCCATTTGCCACACCAATAGTTCCGTCTGCTTTAATACTAAAACTACATGTTTTACCACGGAATAAAAACTTACAAACACTCGTCACTGAAGTAAAAGTGGTCGAGCCATTAGCCCCCCATGTGGGTGTCCATGAATACCACCTATTTTCTTCAAATTGATATCCACTTATCACGTTAGGAATATCCAATCTCAACAACCTTGGAAATCTACTCCAATCATCTTGAGAGTGGGTGAAAGGTAGAGAGGAAGAACCCTGATTGAGTCTTACTTCTTTGAACCAAGTACTACCGTCAGTAGTTGAGTGATTTAGTTTAATCGTTATAGCCGTAGCCGTAGCAGAGATTGTCTTGGTAACAGTAGAACTTAACCAACTTCCTGTCGTGGCTGAAGTAGATGAAGCAGTAGCCGTTCCATCATCAATAGAGATTGTCCCTGTAGAGGCCGTGTCTTGATACATCTGAGCAGAGAGAGTGATTGATTGACCCCTTAGCCTTTCTACTAGATCTTCTGGTAATGCCTGAGTAAGTGAGGCATCTGTAGTTGCTCTGCGGACCTTTTGTCCACGGTATGATGTAGCCGCCCAAAGTCGTTTGACTTGAGCATCTGTGAGGGCAACTGATAAAACTCCTACGTTTGCTATTGTTCCCCCAAAATATAATCCAGCCCCTGAATTAGCCCTACCAATAGCAAAGTCTCCGTTAGTATCTGTCGCTGAACCACTGGCTGTTACGGACTTTTTAACTCCATTAACAGTAATAGAAAGAGTAGTAGCTGTTGAATCATATCGAGCAACTACGAAATACCATTTATTTGCTTCCAAAGCTACATCAGTAGTTACGGTTGTGTTGGTAGTCAGTCCCTCTACAATGTAAACAAGATGGTTGCTAGTATTTATATATAAAAGACCGTTTCTAATGGTATTGTCAGACTTTGACTTACTCATTATTGTTTGATTTATACCTACCGCAGATGGTTTAACAAATGCAAAGTATGTTCTTGATCCAGCTATTTCAAGATTGGCACAAGAAGCGTCGGCAACATCTAGATACTCACTATTAGCAACAGTAAAAAACCTATTGGAAGCCATTAAACCGTCAGAACTTGAAGTTACAGTATTTCTATCCGTCAAGGTGTATCCATTCGCACTTAGATCAGTAGCATTTCCATTAGCCTCGTTAAGATTCCAAAGACCCTCTATATCCCCATCAGCAACCCCTAATAAGTCAATTAGGTTCTGCTTGGTCATAGCAGGGAAGCCACCCTGAACAGGGTTGGACGAAGATGAGGTCCAGTCGTCAGGGGTTCCACCATAACCATTGGTGGAGTTGTTGATGAAGTTACCGTTTTTGAGGAGGTTATTTAGTTGTTGGGTGGTGGCGATTGTGCCGGTGTCTCCCTTAACTCCAGTATCTCCTTTTGCACCAGCGGTACCTGTATCTCCTTTACTTCCAGCGGTTCCTGTATCGCCCTTTATTCCTTGAATTCCTGTATCTCCCTGAGTTCCAGTATCTCCTTTACTTCCTGCGGTACCCGTATCACCTTTGCTACCCGTAACCCCAGTATCTCCCTTCACACCCGTATCTCCTTTAGGACCGACACCTATATTGTCATCCACATATTTCTTATTAGCTACTTCATAATTAGTTGTAGGCGCAGAGCTTGGTGTTATAGGAAAACTAGAAAACGTCTTGACGCCTGCAATGGTTTGGTCGCCAGTAAGAGCAACGCCACCCAGTCCTGATAATGTCTGGTCGCCTGTGTTTGTTCCTGAGGTGTTTCCTATTACAATTAGTTGAGCATCAGAAACATATCGCTTGTTTGTAGAATCCGCAATATCAGCAGTCGTAGCGTCAGCCCCAGCAGTTACTAGCCCTTTAGCGTCATAAGTTATCTTAGTTTTAGTAGCTCCAGTTATGGCTGTGTTTGCAGTAACCTTAGCATCTACTGCTGTCTTAACTGCTTTCTGAGAAGGATAAAAAGTATCAGAGTTATCAGTTAAATCTGTTTTTTTGTTGGTAAGTTGCTCATAATTATCATCTAAAAACTCTTGGCTTACTGGTATTTGCCAGTGCGAATCTTCTGTTCCTTGATAATATAATTTACAAGTAGTAGTTGAACTTCCACCTGCTGTATTAAAATAAACCTTACCAACTAATCTTGAACCATCTGTAGGTGTATAATCTTCACTCAAAGTAGAGTAAACTCTCAATCTTGCTTTAGTTGTCACCAACTCACTTAAATTAGAAGTATTAATTAAAACCTCGCTTGTATCAGCTAATCTTTCATAAAATCTCCAAAATACTCTAACCCCCCTGCTTCCAGTTGTTCTTTCAGCAAAGATATTCAAATCATAAACACCTCTCTGAAGCTCAGAAAAAGTCATACTTGCAGAAGAAATCCATTCCTCAATTAAAGTATCCGTTGAAGCATTCACAGAAGCACTAACAGTCGCAGTCGCTAAAGCAGAGGCAGTGAGTGAAGTTTTTTTGTATGTAGCAACTCCATCATCAGCCTCATCTAACAGATAAAATCTCGAACCAATTACTGCTACTGCACTATCTACATACGCTTTATCAACGATTTGATGCTGGTCAGTAAACTCTTCGTGTCCATCTTCAAGAAGTGGTATACCATTGATAATTGTCTGTGGGGTTGTTTGGTCTAAGTGTAATGATAGTGGGTCTGATTCATCTGGTAAATCAGTCCATTCTGTATTGAAGTCGGTTTCATCTATCTTTGTAAGATATTGCCCAGCAGTACCGCCAGAAACAACTCCAGCTCCAGCGGCTCCAGTATCACCTTTAGCACCAGTATCACCTTTTTCCCCTTGAGTTCCAGTATCACCCTTTGGTCCCTGAGTTCCAGTATCACCCTTGGGACCTGCAACTGTGGAGGCAGCACCAGTATCACCCTTTGAGCCTGTGTCTCCTTTGGCTCCAGTAGAACCAGTATTACCCGTGTCTCCTTTGTTTCCCTGAGTACCTGTATCACCCTTAGAACCTGTACTTCCAGTATTGCCAGTATCTCCTTTTGTACCAGCGGTACCAGTGTCACCCTTAGTACCAGTATCACCTTTAGCACCAGTGTCACCAATACTCGCAATAACCTGCCAATGGTCAGTATCAGTGGGAGCAGTGCCAGCAGCCGCATCCGCATACATTACATAAGACGATCCGTTATAGTCAACTGAATCACCAACCGCATAATCTACTTCACTGTCATATGTTCCTTTGGGTACTAATCCATCAGATATATTTACTATCTGTAATTTGTCTAATAGTTTAACAAGTTGAAAGCTCATAGTTTAGTCCACACGCCCTCTATCGCTACGGTATCGCAGAGCGTAATTGTCTGTTGATAATTATCAGTTCCTATTGTTTTAGTGATAACTATGGAACTAGGATCAGAAAAATCATATTCAATACTAGGATTCGCTCCAGATGTTGGGAGTTCCTGTCCTGGCTGTACCATTCTCTCAATACCTGATGTTGTTGGGTTATATACCAGATTTTCGACGACGGGGAGATTAAACTCTGTGTCGAAACCAAGATTAGCAATCTCTTGAGTACTTTTGGCTGTTTTTATATCCTTAGTTATTGCCATATCTAGTTATATTTCTTTTAATGTCGTCTTTTTTCATTAAAAACTTAACGTATTCGGCCATTACTTCTAGTTTTACAACCGCTCTATCCTCTTTATCCATTCCTACGATCTTTTCAATCTCTTTAATTCTGTTTTTGACACCTTTTAGGCTATTATCTACTTCTCTGTTTGTTACTTGGTCTTTAAGATAGTCCTCAATTGCTTGGATTTCTTCATTAAATCCACCCACCCTGTCCGCCCAGTGTTCACCAAGTTCAAATATCTCAACCAAATATGGTTTACCGTTCTCTGTTTCATAATCTAAATATGGAACCTCTACCTTTGAGACGCTAGAAACCATAGGGTTAGACCCTTTTGCTTCTGGTTCAACCGCTGGTTCAACTCTTTCTCTAAAGGTAGTCTCGCTCATAGTTGTATGTTATTGTTATATTTTTCTGCTTGTATCCGTCTTAATTCGTTTCTCAAATAGTTCATTCTGTTTAGATCGCTAACTCTAGCACATCTGATTAGTTCATCTCTTAACTCTCTTGATGCTCCTGACTCTCCCAAAATATCTCCCATTGTTCTCTCTATACGATTTTTCCAATAGGGAGACTTCTCTTTTTGATAATCAATAAAGAGTTCATCTAAGTCTGCTTTCCTTCCGTAGTCTAATTGCATATCCCAGCCTCCCGAAGGAAGCTGAGTATGCGTTAGGCAGCGGTGAAGCGTCCTGCAAGAGCCCAAGCGGAGTTGAGCAACTTGACTGCATAAGAACCAGCCCAAGAGATGATACTGATACGTCCAGCAGGAGAGTTTGAATCAACCTGATTTGGAAGGATGTATAGTCTCGGTTTGTCTTGTGCGAGGTCATAGCAACCGAAGGAATTGTCTCCGTGAACAAAGGTGTAGAAGCGGACAACTGTTGAAGCAGCCGATCCTGCAGCCTCAGTACCTGAGAGCAAGTCCATGTTTAGTAACCAACGAACCTGATACAACTCACCCATTTCACCTTTGTAAAGGTCTTTAGGATCACTGTAGGTCTTAGCGTTTAGCCAAGCATTGTCACCCAAGAGCTTGTACTTGGAGTATGAGTCAGTCTTTCCCATGAACATCCCGTCCTTGTAGGCTTTAGCCTTACCAAGTTCGAGTGCTCTAACCATCAACCTAATGTTGCAAGCGTCAAGTACATCACCAGCGGCGATTGTACTTATACTGTGTCCATTAGGATAGAAGGCGGTAGCATCATCTAATTCGTTTCTAACGAGGCGATTTAAGGTTTCGCCCATACCTTGTCCAACGAGTTCAACTTTCTCTTTCATTCCAGAGTCAATGCCTGTGAGGGTTAAGAGCTTGGAGTGGTTGGTAGTCATACCATATTCACTCAAGGTCATAGCCACTGTGCAAGCGGTAATAGCACATGTTACTGGGTTAGATAGTTCTCCAAGAGGATCAGTGATGATCGTCAATGGCTCGTAACGAGTGAAGTTAGCAGTCCTTCCTTCGTTAGCTGGATGAGTTCTCAATTGTGCACCTTCTTTAAGAACGAGTGCATAATCAGCTCTATCAAGAAATACCTTCTCGTAATATGTCGCTACCTCTGGGGAGAGGGTTGAAGTCAGGTTCGGGTTGGTTGCACCCGAAATTTCTGAACCAACTGCAGCCATATACTTTTAAGTATTAATTTCTAATAAGCAAGATTTAAGACTGTACAATTCCCAGTTCAGCCTCAAGTTCAGCAATAGATTTCTCACTTGCTGATTTCTCTTGTTTGCGTACGTTAGTAGGTCTTAGAGCGGATTCGGAGACCTGTCTTGCAATCGTCTCTTTTTCCTGTGCTACTCCGTTATTAACAGCCCTCATAAAGGGTTTCATCAGTTTGTCAGCAACTTTCAAGACTGATGTGCTATATGGATTCACTTTGATTTGTGCCTCTATAGCGTCTGTAATGGTTTCAGAAAGTTCCTTGTCAAAAGCCTCGTTATCTGGGTCGAGCTGAGGATATTTCCTCTCTACCTCTGATGATTCACTAGCTATCCTGTTCAATGATTCAGTCTGTTTCATCCTTAGCTGGACGATAGCGTCAGCTTGTTGAAGGATGTGTTGTCTGTATTGGTCAGGAGTCACTTCTGAATCTAGGTCTACTTGTGGTTGAAACTGTTGAGTGGGTATTTCACCATTCCCTCCAGTAACCTCCTCCAAGCGTTGCTTGAGTGATTTGACTTCTCCATTAAGTTCACGGATACGTTTCTCCGCTCCCTTCTTGGGTTCTTTCTGATCGGTTTCTTCTACTACTGTTTCTTCCTTGGATGCCTCCTTGGGTTCTTCAATAGGAGTTTCCTCCGCAGTTTGTTCTTCGGCCACCGGCGTAGTGTCGACAACACTTTCTTCTGTGTTGGTTTGGTTTAACGCCATTTCGTCTTGTTCCATTTCGGTTTTGACTACTTTTAATAAACACACCCGTAAGGTGATGTGAGAATACCTAAGCAAATAGCTTATTAAGGTACTGGAAATGAACAAACCAGTACCCAAATAAACTATCTACCTATTTCATTACGTTTTTTAAGGAGCGGTTGACCTTTTTCATCAATCCCAACCATGACTTTATCCATTCCGATATAGGTAGAATGGGAAATTTCACACGATTTACATACAAGGTAAGGACCTTGTTGCCTCCAATTGTGATTTTCATTTGGTTTAAACGTGTAGTCAGGCTTGGTAAAGTCCAAAGTTTCGATGATTGAGTCGTCTTTTTCTTCATTGTTCATTGCCAGTGCATGCCTCGGTAGCATCCGAGACTTTGTTTAATATTCTTTCGATAACTTCTTGAACAAGATTGATAACCACTGCATTTCTTCCTATTTCCTCTAGTGTCTGACCACTAGCAATAGCTGTTTTATTAATACTTCCGACCTCTTCATAAATGTTCTCGATATATTCTTTCAAGACTAACCATCCCTTCATCTGCTTAAGAGCAAATAAGGCTTTTTCTTCTTCAGTAGCCCCTTTTCTGTCTGCTTCGTTATCTGCCTGCATAGAAGGAATACTGTTAAAGAAGAAATCTGGGGTTAGGGCGTTGTTCATTGTATTGGTTGATTGTTAATTGGTTGTTCTTGGGGCATTGCTGGTACTTGGTTGGTTCCATTTATCTGCATCATCATTTGCTGAAATGTTTGAGCGTCGTTATCTAGTATCGATTGAGATTTTTCCTGTTCAGTCATTTCAATTAAAATCTTGTCCCAGTCTTGAATACCTGATGAAGATACGACTCTCTTAAACAACTCACCAAAGTTTAGATTAAAACCAGAGGTTTTTAGGTCATTTACTAATATGTTTCCCTGTGGTGTCTGAGATGATCGATATAACTCCATTAACTTAGCTAAATTCTCTTGTTGAGACTTCTGGTCTAAAGCATAAGTTGATCCTGATACAATCTCGTAGTCATACATCATGCTCTTTTTACCTTTTGGAATAGTAAGCTGGCCTTTATCCTCGTTATACATTCCTTCGACTTCGGGATAGTCTCTCTTAATCTTTTCTATTTCTTCTGGGAACATGCGAATAGAGATTTGAGATGTCTGTTTCTTGTTTAAGAGATTGACCATCTTCTTCATTACCTTAGTTACAAACTGCTCCATAAAGAAACGATCAGCATTGTCTCTAGTATTCTCTCTAGCTTGTTGCATTTGTAAGGCTTGAGGAGTCTTACCATATCCTGCATCCTGTTGGGCTGTTACTGTAGTGTCTGATGTTCCAAAGACATTAAGAAGTGAGGCGTTGGCCGCTTGGAAGATGTTGTTGAATGTATTAAGACTCTGAGGATTAACTTGAATAGGCTGAACTGTGTTTTGGATGTTTGCACCTCTTACTAACCATTTCTGAGCCGCTCCCCATTTAAGCGAACTCATAGAAGCAATGTTGTCTTTATTTACGAGCATAGGAGGCATCATTGAAATCTTGGCTCCATCTAGGGCTAGATTCCAAATACTGTTCTGTACCATCTGCATGCTCATGCCTCTTTCACCATCTCCCATACCATCTGAGTCGTCGAGTAATGGAATAGAATATTTACGAACTACTGGCAAGTCATTATCACCTTGTGGGTTCTTAATGTCTCTAAACTCCATATCAGCATCAGTACACACATCAACCCATCTATCTCTTTCAAATCTAGTTAAAACTTCATAGAAACCATCTGGGGCTTCGTCAGTGTATTCTTTTTCTTCGCGTTTACTTATATTCTCCGAGTCTCGTTTAGTCTTAGAACCTGCTTTCTTTTCTAACTCGGCAATAATTTTAGGAACATTTATAAAACCATTTGATTTACTTAATCCTTCGAAGAATGAAATTGGTCTCCATGTGCGGACAATTACTTGGTCTGAGTCCTCTAGGGATACTGCTCCTACTTGGTCAAAGACATCTCTTTTGTTAAGAAGCCACATATCTGGCCCTGTATATCCATTCTTCTTAACATTCTGGTCAATAAGGACATCAAACGATCCATAAAGATTAGAATACATATCAACCATGCGTAACTTGGTTAAGAAATCAAACTGTGAATCAGCATTGGGGACTACATACTTCTCAAGTAATAGATTTTTAAGTTTAGCGTCACCAATATCGTTACTTCCGATACCAACTACTTTTCCAATACCCAACTGAGCCATAACACGATATGACCTTTCAATTAAAAGTGAAGATAGACGAGGGTCAAAGACTCTTGATTTAGTCTTATCACTTACAGAGTCGTTCAACTCACCATGAAACAACTTTTCGAGATTGTCCCAAAGCTCTCTCTTAGTTTTCTTATTAACGAATGAATTTTGTTTTTGGGAAATAATCTCAGATGATATGTTTGACATAGTTTATACAAAAAAAGACGCCCATTGGGACGCCTTATGTTCGCACTTATGCGATATTAGCAACTCGTATTGTATCAAGTCATAGAATACCTGTCAATAGCGTAGTCGCTTTCTTTTGACAATATTAGTCGTTTCTATCTTTGCACGGCCATCTAAGACCTCTACAGTGACCGTAATCTCTCCATAAGGTGTCTCTCTAACCTCATTTTCGATTATTGTGTGTAGTGGTAGATTCTTTTTCAGCATTTCGTTTAACACTGAGTTGAAATTCGGCTGTAATACCGCTTCCGAAATACTTTTTGGCGTTGACATATTCTGTTTTTGTATAGTCGACTATATTCCCTGCGTTTACTCTAAGAGAAAATGTTAATAATCCTCGTTTAATTTTACTAATATCATCTTCGATATCTAAATGAGCCGGTATGTTTGCTTCTCTTAGTTCCACTTTTGTCATTAGTAGAATCCATTTTCAAATAATTCAGTATCATCTGGTGGGAGTTCATTATCATCGTCATTTGGTTTAAGACTCTCTATCGCATACCTTAAGGAGTCTGTGGCGTGATCCCAACCTGATTCTGGTGTGTTTATAATCGTTCCTTCTTTGTCAGTTTTCCACATATAATTACGATATTCTTTCAATAAATGGATACTGCGCTTGGTTACACTTATCTTCTGATCTTGAACATACTGGATACCTTGATTTACCGACCCTTGTCCTTTCTGTGATGGTAAAATAGAGACTCCATATGAAGCAATCTCGTCAATACTCTTGGGTTCGGCAGAATCGGCAATCACTAAAGTCTTTGGTATATTCATTAATATATCTGCTATCTGCTTATTTGATAGTCCTTTTTGGTAAGTTATTTCATCTAATATAAATCCTCCGTTATACTTGTAGACTGCTACAATAGCCGTAGGATCGTTTGTATACCCAAAGTCGAGTCCATATCTTTCTAGTCGTGCTTCGTGAGGTATTGAGTCTATTATCTGCCAGTCTTTGTATATCTTTCCTTCTACTTCTCCTAACTGTCCTAGTCCATATACCAACCACCAGTTCTTATTATCTTTCTTAGATTCAATTGAGGCAACAATACGAGGGTCTAAGACATTCAGACAATCAAGATATGTAAGAGTAAGGAAATCGTGGTCTACTTTATCTTTAATCTTTTCGTAGTACCAAAACTCAATGCTTGGATTCCAGTCTAACCAAATTACTTCTTTTGTACGGACTTCTAACTGTTCATAGATAAGATAAGGAATGTTGTTTGCCTCGTTTATAAATAAAACATCACGTCTAGGACCATGTGCCTTACCTAATTTGTCAATTGAAATGAATTTGATAATACTGCCTGTATCGAAAGTATAAATGTGATCTGTTTCATTCCATTGGCTATCGTTCCAATATCCTCTATCAATTAGAATTAATTTAAAATCTCTCATCGCACCATCTTTTAAGTGAGGATATGATTCAGACATAATATCTATCTTCTTATCTCTCCTTGACTGAGCATAGTCAATAAGCCAAATAAGAATAGAAACAGTTTTACTAGCACTTGTACCACCACAAATTGCCCTTATACGTTTAGTTAGGTCAAATATCTTCTGGGTAGCTTGTGTATCTCTAAAGTTAAATTCCATTTATTCTCGCTTCTGCTATTTTGCAGTAATCAGGGTCAAGTTCTATCCCAATAAAGTTACGATTAAGTTTTTTACAAGCCACTCCAGTAGTTCCACTTCCCATAAATGGGTCTAATACCATATCGCCTTCTTTACTGACTAATCTTACAAGCCAAGACATAAGGTGTGTAGGCTTTACCGTTGCGTGTGTATTGCCCACCCCTCTATCCTTCTTACTTGCCTTTGGGAATTGGAGTAGCCCGTGTTTCTCTCCCCAGACATCTATATCAAAGTAGCGAGATTTTGAGCCTGAGTCGTTGTGTCCTGTCCTATCCATATCTTTTTCAGATTGTCCACCAAAGTTTCTTCCAGTTGATTTTCCGCCTGATTGGCTCTTCGTCATCTCCCCATCATTCAAAGCATCATCTGTGCAGATAATGTTGGCGGGGAAGCGACCTTGAGGCTGAATAAATGTGTCGCCCATTTTGTTGTACTTACCATAAATCTCATTAACCATCTTTTCTGTATTGCTTGAATATCCACCACCATTCAGCCCTTCACTTGTCGGTATCCTGCATCCGTCAATATCAATCGCCCCAGTTCCGTGTTTAAGACAGTTTTCCACTATCGTCTTTTCCGAAAGCGGTTTCCTAGCCATTATGATAGGTTCGTGTGCTGGTTTAAGAGCTGTGCCAAAGCCTTCCCATTCGGAGTTGCCTTTGGTAACATCAAATTTACCCATACCACCTTCTTCTTGCCA